GGCCTTGGGGTTATTATCGTGTAATATATGAAGCTGCTAATACAAAAGTAAAAGAACTGGTTGTTGAACCAGGTAAATCATTGAGTATGCAACGACATAGATTCCGAAAAGAACATTGGCACGTTACAAAAGGCCAGTGTCTGGTTGAAAGTCAAATGGCCAGTGGTTATAAATTGCCAGGTCAAATTCTTGGCCTAAATCAAACCATCGATATTGGTATCGAAGAATGGCATAAATTAACTAATCCTTATGCCAGTGAATGTAAGATTGTTGAGATACAATACGGAACATATTGTGAAGAAGATGACATAGAGAGGAAAAAATGAGTGACGGTGGAAAAGGAAGTAAACCAAGACCATTTAGTGTAGCACAAGATGAATACAACAATAGATGGGACGCAATCTTTGCTAGAGATTTGCAAAAAGAGGAAGAATTAAAAAAGAAATTGATGAATCAGCTCGAAGCTGAATCTGACAGACTAGGATTATATAATGAAAGTAGCAATAGTAACACCGACAATCGGAAGTGAACATCTAGTAAGGTGTGTTGATTCCGTTGATAAACAAACATACAGTGATTTAACACATTATGTTTTTATTGATGGTGAACAGAGTGAGTTAAGTGTTATTGACAAAATCGAAGGTGCAACCAAAGTAAAAAAGATTGTGCTTGAGGAAAATGTTGGTAAGGGTTGGTATGGACACCGTGTCTATTCAGCTTGTTCTTTTTTGGTTAATGCCGATGTAATTTGTTATCTAGACGAAGACAATTGGTACGAACCAAATCACGTGGAAAAACTTGTTGATAAAATCAAACAAGGTAATGATTGGGCATATTCGTTAAGGAAAATTTATGATAAAGACGGCAATTTTTTGTGCAATGATGACTGTGAGTCGCTTGGTAAATGGCCTGTATATTTCAATGGTGAAGTATTCCACATTGATACCTCAAGCTTTGCTATTAGGCGTGACATTGCTGTTAGGATTGGGCATGCTTGGTACGGCCAATGGGGTGCCGATAGACAGTTTTTTAGTGCGCTGAAGAATCATTTTCCAAAATTTGATTGTTCGAATGATTACACCATGTGTTATAGATTGGATGGAAATCCAAATTCAGTAACGCAGGAGTTTTTTGACAAAGGTAATGCTGTGTCTGCTGAGAAATACCCAACAGGTTTTCCGTGGAAACAAAATGTTATCAAAGAAGAACTTGGTCCGAATATATCATTAATTTTTAGTTAATATGAGTACAGTATTAGTTACAGGTGCATCGGGTTATCTCGGTTCTCACCTGTGTAAAAAATTGAAGCGTGAAGGCTTCAATGTCATTGGTTATGATTGTAAACCACCAAAACACCGTTACATGGACATATTCTATGAAGGTGATATTCGCCGAAAAAGTTCTTTGTTGGATTTATTCTCACGTGTTAAAATTGATACAGTATTTCACCTAGCGGGAAGAATCGAAGTCTCTCAATCGTGGGAATATCCAAATGAATTTATGGATGTTAATACAGCAGGCACTTGCAACCTGTTGAATGTGATGACAATGTTCAGAGTGAAAAATATTATATATTCTTCTACTGCAGGCGTCTATGCACCAAGTAATAGACCAATTAAAGAGAATGGTAAAATTGCAGAGAATCATCCATATGGTATTTCAAAATACATGGCTGAGACTGCCATTCGTTACTCAAATATTAATCACGTAATATTTCGGTATTTTAATCTTGCCGGCGCTGATTTGGATGGAGAAATGGGTGAGTCGCATGATCCCGAGACACATCTAATTCCAAACATCTTACAAAATCTAAATAGCGTTGAAATATATGGTGATAATTATGAAACACCAGATGGTACGTGCGTCCGTGACTATGTACACGTTTGTGATGTTGCTGAAGCACATTTTGATGCTTTCAATTATTTACAATCAGGTAAGAAATCTACAACTTTAAATTTGGGTACAGGCCAAGGCGTTTCGGTATTAGAAATGATAAAATTAGTTTCCGAAATTACCGGTGAATATGTTGACTATGATATATTGCCTAGACGACAAGGTGATCCACCCGTTTTGGTTGCCGATATTAGTCTTGCCGAAAAAGTCTTGCATTACCGACCTAAACATGATATAATGAGTATTATTACAACAGCAAGTGAATGGCATAAAAATGAGAGCATCTAATTTAATGAAACAGAGTTTAATTGATGATAACATGGATGGCGCAGGTTGGTTTGACATAGTTAACCAACGTTTGTTGGATAACAGCATTCATTTTTTAACGGGTGAAATTAACGAAGAAAATATCAATCGTGCTATGCAGTGGATTGTATATGAAAATTTAGACCAAAACGAAGACAGAATGTTGACACTATATGTTAATTCAGTAGGTGGCAATTTGACTGATGCATTTGCTTTAATTGATTTGATGAAGCATTCAGCTTTGCCAATTAGAACTATTGGAATTGGCTCTGTTATGAGTGCCGCATTCCTTATCTTTTCTTCAGGTGAACCAGGTCATAGATACATTGCTAAGAATACGTCTTGCATGTGTCACCAATATTCCGATGAAATTCAAGGTAAATTCCACGATATCAAGTCTGAGATGATTGAAGCTGATTACACAAACCAACGCATGTTAAATTTGTTGGTTGAAAACACACAACTTACAGAACGAGAAGTTAAAAAGAAGTTGTTGCCTGCTACAGACATTTGGTTGCAGCCACAAGAATTGGTTGAACTTAACGTGGCGGATCGTATTTTCGGAGCATGATGCAAATGTTGGTCGCTGGAAATAAACCTCAGAAAATTCAAAAAACGAAGTTTAGAAAAAATGCAGAATCTGAGAAGTATAGTAATAAACATAAACACCACGATAAGAGTACCTATCGTCTTTTAAAACAGGAAGAAGAATATGAGCTTGAAAACAGACATACAAAGAGAAATTGATAATCTTGAAATAAGATTGAAAGATAATACCAATTCTTTGCAACAATTAAAAGAAATCAAAAGCAAATTAGAACGTGTTAAGTTATCTGAGTTTGAAGAAGACTTGAAAGAAGAACAGAACCAACAAATTTTATTAAAAGGTTAATATGTCAAATAAATCATGGATACTTGAAGTGAATAGAACAACTGGCACTGACGATTATTTCATCGAATTGAATGATGAAATTTTGGCAGAAACTGGTTTTAAAATTGGTGATGAATTGGAATGGGCTGACCGTGGTGATGGCAGTTGGTCATTAAAGAAAAAAGAAGAAAAGTCTTGGGTGATGGTTGAAGCTGTACACACATTTCGTATGCGGTACATGGTTGAAGTACCTGCTGAACATCCAGAATATGCACTTGATACAGTTACAATGGATGCTGCCAAAGAATTCTCACAAGAGTTTATTGGCCAACAAATTGTGTCACATCGTGTTATTTCAGAAGAAGATGCTTTGAAACTATGTGATGTTGATAATTATTATTGTGCAAAGTGGGACAATCAAAAGAAAATAGAAACCTTCTTTACAGAAGAAGGATTTGAACGTGAAGATTGATGAATGTGCTGTGATGCAAATTTGTATTGAACGTGGTGCTCTTGAAGGACTAAAACGTTGTCACGAACATAATGAGATGGATGAATATAGAGTTGTTCACGAAATCAGCAATTGTATTATGGAAGAAATCTTAATGTGTTTCAAATTTAACAGTGACGAAATAGTTGCGTAAAAACAACAGTAGGCTTGCTTAATAATATCGGTAGTGTTATAATAGCATTATGATGTTATTTGTACACAATCGTTCAAAACGTAAAAAACCAACAGCCAAAAAACTGGCTGAATATCAGGCATGGTTGGATAAAATCAATTCTATGCCGCCACCATCAGGTAATACTAAAGTACTCAAAACAAATTTGAATACAAATGTACTACCTGAGTTAAAACCGCCTGCTGGTCGGGAAACTGTCCGTTATCCTAGTCTAAGTACTGGTGGGGGTATGGCAACAAAACCAGTCGTTGGTAAAGTATATACTGGCTCGGCCATGAAAGGTATTGGCACCTTGCATAAAAGTAATGCTGTTCCGATTTTCTCGGCCGAAGAAGCAATCGACCAAGCCAATATGCGGAGATAATATGGAGATATATCTATCAACCGTTTCAATATTCGCCTTGGGTGCGTTCCTAGGCGCTCTGGTGGGTCGTTCCGTAACGTTCGGAATCATGGGATTAGTACTCCTGGTGATATTAATACTTAAGTACTAGTGTTGTATTTGTGCAACATAGTCAAAAACCGCTTGACAATTGTACCGAAACCTGTATAATGGATTCTGTTGAGTTGATAAAGGACACATTGTTATGAAACTGCTTTCTACTGGTAACCCCAAAATCCTTAAAGGATTGGCTGAAGGTTACAATACCTATATTTTGCATTTGGCACCAGCTGATTTGTCAGGTTATGAAACGTGTGCTAAGCGTACCGCTGGTTGCACAGCTGCTTGTTTGAATACAGCTGGCCGTGGCGGTATGTTCAAAAAAGGCGAAACTACCAACGTTATTCAAAAAGCACGTATCCGCAAAACACAAATGTTTTTCGAAGAGCGCATGTATTTTATGAATTGGTTAGTTAAAGATATTGAATTGGCTATTAAGCAAAGTGCCAATAAAGATTTAGTTCCAGTTATTCGTTTAAATGGTACTAGCGACCTTGCTTGGGAAAAGTATGAGGTTGTCCGTAATGGTAAATTATACCGTAATATTTTTGAAGCGTTTGAACGTATCCAATTTTATGATTATACCAAAATACTTGGTCGTAAAGTAAAAAATATTCCTAATTATCACCTGACATTTTCTGCCGCTGATGGTAATGATAATGATGTATTATCAGCTATGACACAAGGTTATAATGTTGCTGTTGTTTTTGGTATTAAAAAAGGTTCGCCGATGCCAGAAACTTATAAGTTCCGTTCCGTTTTTAATGGTGATGATTCTGATTTGCGTTTTTTAGATCCGAAAGATTCAGTTATCGGTTTGTATGCTAAAGGTAAAGCCAAAAAAGATACAACCGGTTTTGTAAAATATCCAGTTATTATGTTGAAAGCTGCTTAATGATTATCAATTTTGAAGAAAACAAGATGTTTGATAAATTTAATATTAATGGTAAAACGGCTCTTTATCACAGAGTGCCAATTCAATTGTTAGGTCTTTTTAGAAGTGAAATGTCAAATCAAAATAAATTTTTCAAAGTGAGATATCGTGGTCCTCGAGCTAATACTCCTTCAGCCCGTTATCGTTCAGCTGCGTCTAAGCAATCAACTTGTTTAAAACAGGACGCCACACACTTTTCAGCTTATACTTATTAAGGAATATTAAAATGACAATGCCTGCTGGCAAATATTATGTTGGTGATTTATGTTATGTAATGACCGATGAAGAATGGGAAGAATTTTGTGGTATCACCATTGACGGCAATAAATGTATAGATGGTGAGTTCCAACTAAGCGATGGCCGCCGGTTTGCAACATACGGCACCGCTTATGGTGATGGCACTTACCAAGATTATGATGGTGATTCATATTCGGTGGATGCTGGATTAATTGGTTGCATTTTGGTTAGTGATATCAAAGCAAATAATTATGATAATCTACTAGACCTTGGTTGTATTGAAGATTTTGATTCACCATTTGTCACCTGTGGTGGCCGTGGTACAAAAGATTGGGATGGTGTGATTCAGTTTGGTCACATTATGATTGAAACAAACCCTATTGAGGAATATTAAAATGGGAACACGTAGTTTGACTTTTGTTTACGATGGTGACAAACCTATTATCAATATGTACCGTCAATATGATGGTTATCTGGAAGGTCATGGCCAAGAATTGGCTGATTTTTTGATTTCAGGTAAAATGGTTAATGGTTACTCTGATACAAAAACAATACAATTTAATGGTATGGGTTGCCTTGCAGCTCAATTGATTGCCTATTTTAAACATACCGTTGGTGGTTTTTATATTCATGCTGTTACCGATACCGATTGCTGCCAAGAATATGAGTATCACGTTTTCGAGGATAAAGTGGTAGTTCAAAATCCAGGTGAAGTGATTTTCTCTGGCACATGGCAAGACTTTAAAGATTTTTGTTGCTCAAAGGCAACAATTTAACGGCAAACATGGCGATGCCGCTTGACAAATTCGCCTCAAAGTGTATAATTAAACTATTGAAACTAAGGAATATATTATGTCCAAAACTGTAAAACTAAAACCTTTCGAAAAACTTTTGACATTGATGGTCTCAGGCGAACCTGTGACTAAAGATGAAATTGATGCCCAACTTGGTTCTGAAATCTATATGTACCGATTGTCAACATACATTTGGCACATTAAGACAATTGCCAATGGCACAGTTCGTGCGATTAAAGATGGCCGCCAAGTTGTTGGCTATCAGTTGATTAATGTCAAAGAAGTTAAAGCTTACTTGACCACAATTGGTATTGCCGAGTCAACATGGGTTCCTGGTCAAAAGGTTAAAAAACCTTCTACAGCCAAACTGGTTGCTCAGACTGGTGCTACACCAATGCCAACCATTGTTGAACCTGTTGCCGAAGAAGTTGAAGTAAATGAAACTGTCGAACAGACTGATTGATTTTATAGAAGACTTGCGTAACGACATTCAATCCACGGCATTTGTATGTGCCGTGGTTTTAATCAATGGTTCTTTTCTTTATGCAATTGCTTTAGCTTTATATGAATATTTTTTATCTCGATAATGATGTTGTAAAGTGTGCGGAGATGCATAATGATAAACATTGTGTGAAAATGATTCTCGAATATGCTCAACTACTTTCTACTGCTCATCGTGTGCTTGATGGTACTCAATCTGTTGGCGTCAGTAAAACTGGTCGAAAACGTATTACATATGTACTTCCTGATAGCCGTGAATCTGCTCTTTATTCTGCTACTCATATCAATCATCCATCAGCAATTTGGGTGAGACAGTCGTATTCCAATTATGTTTGGTTATCTAAATTATTGACAGCGTTATGTTTAGAATATACTTATCGGTATGGCAAAATACATAAAGTTGAGCGTGATGGCCTTGAAGAAGAATTGATGTATCCACCAAATAACATTTCTGCGTTTGCAAATTTTACTGAACCAACACCTGCAATGCCTGACGAAGTGAAAATTGCTGGTGATTCTTTGGCATCCTATAAAAATTACTATATAAAGAACAAGGCACATTTAGCGTCTTGGAAAAAACGAAATATTCCGGAGTGGTATGCCAACGTATAGCTTTTTAAACACCGAAACTGGTGAACAATTTGATTCATTTATGAGCATTGCTGCTCGTGAAGATTATTTGAATGACAATAAACATCTTCAAACTGTTATGACTGCTCCGGCAATCGTATCACATTCTGGGGGAACATTAGACCAGAAAACACCTGATGGCTTCAAAGAAGTATTATCTAAGGTTGCAGAAGCGCATCCTACTAGCACCGTTGGTGAAAGATATGGTAAGAAGTCTATTAAACAGGTGCAAACTGAACAAATTGTTAAGAAACACGTTGATAAAATTACAAAGAAAATAAAAGCTTGATGCCATTTAAATTTATAAAATTACCTGAGTTGGATTTTGACTTAAAAGCTGTTACTACAGATGCTGGCAGAAGATACAATACACCGAGTGGTGAAATGTACCCATCGGTGACTACTGTTTTGGCAGATTACAATAAGAAGGCCATTATGGAATGGCGCCAGCGTGTCGGTGCGGAAGAAGCAAATAAGATTGCTACACGTGCTTCAAATCGTGGTACTAAATTGCACAGTTTATGTGAAACTTATTTATTGGGTGAATTGTCACCTAAAAAAGTAGCATCAATGATGCCATTAGACAAAATGATGTTTAAGCAATTGCGGCCGAAGTTGGATGAGTTTGTGGATAATATCTATTGTCTTGAACAGGCGTTATATAGTCACCAGCTAAGAATGGCAGGTCGTGTGGACTTAATTGCTGAGTGGGATAATGAACTATCAGTTATTGACTTCAAATCCTCTACACGTGAAAAGAGTGAAGACAAGATTCAAAATTACTTTATGCAATGTACCGCATATGCACTAATGTTTGAAGAAATTACAGGTAAAACTATAAATAAGATTGTGGTAGCTATTGCAACCGAAGAAGAAGTACCACAAATTTTTATTAAAGACAAATCGAATTATATTAACAGTTTAAATACATACATACAAAATTACTGGGATAAAAGATGAAAATATATATTGGTCCTTACAGAGATTGGATTGGTCCTTATCAGATAGCAGATAAACTATTTTTCTGGTTATCAAAAGATAAACGTTTTGAAATTGGCGGGTGGCTGGCTGGACCAGATGGCAAAGATACGTGGTTACAAAAAGTCTGCGTTTGGGTAGAAAGTCATAAAAAACGCAAAGTGAAAATTCGTATTGATAAGTACGATACATGGTCAATGGATCATACCCTTGCATTGATTATTTTGCCAATGTTGAAACAGTTACATAAAACAAAACATGGTGCTCCTTGTGTTGATGATGAAGATGTACCAGAAGGCCTTGGTTTACGCAGCACCGAAGCACCAGCAAAAGAAAACGATTATGATATTGATGACAATCATTTCAAACGTTGGGATTGGGTACTTGAGGAAATGATTCAAGCATTCGAATGCAAGAATAATGAGGATTGGTCTGAGAAGTATTGGACTGGTACAAGTAAAATTGAATGGCAAGATGCTGACTCGGAATACGGTGGTAAAAATTGCAAAAAAATGGTAGAGTTAGGTGACCGAAAATGCGATTGGGATGCATACAGAGCACACGAAGAACGAAACAAGAATGGTTTTAGATTATTTGGAAAGTATTATCAAGCCCTATGGGATTGATTTGACTAAATAGTACATCACATTTAAACATACAACAAAATGACTATTAAATCATTCAATCAAGGTTCATTATCTTTGAGTGAAATTCAAGCAGAATTTGGCGGCTCTAATCCAATTAGTTTGAGTGAATACTACGCAGGGTATGGACTTGTAAATTCGGGAACAGTTGGTTTTCCAAACGGTTCAGCAGTTTCTATTCCTTCGGCCGGTCCCGGTTTTCCAATTTCCATTAGTAATTTCTATGGTGCATCTGCTGAACCTAACGCTGTTGCTTTGGCAAATTATTTCTGGGACAATCGTGCAAACTTGGTTAGATACGGTGATGAAGGAGGCCTGCAATATTATCCTGGTGATTTCTTCACTCAGAATCGTCCTAATGGTAGGTATAATAGTTCCTATACCAACACGTGGACATATGCAAACAGTGGGTTACCAATAACCAGTTCCTTTTTCACTATGGTTAGTATTTCAGTTGGCAATATTGGTAATTATCCAACAATGTCAGCTTATGCATCACCTGGTAGTTTATTACAACAATATGGTCCTTTCCAATATGTTGGTGATGGTGACCAACCAACACTTGTTGGTAATGGATTTGGTTTACAGGCTATAACACAAACTTATCAAGGACAGATTAAAACAGTAACAAGTAATTCAATAACTTCTTCACGCAACCCATCAAATACTGGTATGTGGAATCACTCATATTTGATTCCCGGTAAATGGAGATTTCAGGATGGCCAAGGATATCTGAATTTTGATCCGTACAGTTTTCCAGGAGGATCGTATGCGAGAACTCTTGGTGCTGGCAAAATCCACGTACTTGTGTGTGAACGTGGTAGAGATAGTCCATATCCATTACCAATACCTGTTCACACATATACAAGTGGCCAAGTAACTGGCACAAACACTATGACTGCAGACTCTTACTGGTATAATGGTGGGGGCGCACAGTTAACTGTGAACACTAGTTCTACAGACCTATGGACAACTTGGGCCAATGAAGGTCCATACATGAGTGATCGGCCATATATTGGTGCTATATTAGAAAATTATCAATAACAAATTATCAACAATAAAATAAAATGAACGACTTTCAATTTATCAAAGTAAATGAAGATTCTACAATTAAAGTGGAATACAGAACAACGAATTATACCAACATTTCTAATCCCGATGGTTTAACAGGACAAGAATTGATTGCATTTGTTTCTGAAAAAGTAACTGAACTTTCCGCTGATGATGTTTTCATTAATCCGGAAATCGATATTCTCAAAACATTGGGTATTGAACACACTATTCCTGAAATTCCTGAATTGGTTATCATGGAAATAGTAGAAACTGTATTACCAACAACAGAATGAATGGTAGTAAACTGATTTTTTGAAAAGTGTTTTGGACGGGGGTGCGAATCCCCCCAAGTCCACCATAAGAATTTAGGTCTGCGCCGTGCGATAATGAAGATGACTAAGGGATCACGGACATCCAGATAATCTAAACCAAAATTCTTATGATGGGCTTGACTAGTTTCGACAAGGCAACAAGTACAAAAATTGGCTACTCGTCAGAGTTGACGTTAACACTAAAACAAAAATAACTGCAAACGATGAAAAGTTCGCATTGGCAGCCTAAACGCTGACTAGGGTTTCAGTTGGTTTCCTCGTAACAGAATAACCAACTACACTACACTCATCACACAAGGAGAAAAATATGAGTAACATGACACCATTCGAGATCCGTCTCGAACTTCTAAAACTTTCTAAAGACATGCTCGAACAGGAGTATATGTCTAAACGGGAAGTTGCACATAATAACTGGCAGGTAGCTTCCGAGAATGCTCGCACTCAAGGACAACAGTTACCTAATCAGCCAGAATATTCATCATTCCCATCAGAACAAGAAATCATCACTAAGGCACATGCTTTAAATGGTTTCGTTTCTAACATTTCTGAACCTACTACCAAGGTTACTAAGAAGTCGTAAGGGAAAGATAGGCTTCGGCCTATCTCACACACAGAAAGGAACCAAATGCAAAGTAAGATTGTGCTTCTAAGTGCATTTTTATCAAGTATTATTTTAATGGTAGCTTCAATCAATGTTGATATACACAACATTATGCCAATCAAGGCAAGCTATCAGTCTCTATCAAAAGAGGCACAAAAACACGTGACATGTCTGGCTGAGAATATATATTTTGAGTCGGCACATGAACCCGTTACTGGCCAAATGGCTGTTGCGTTTGTCACTATAAATCGTGTACAGACCGGCAACTATGCTAGTAATATTTGCGATGTAGTAACCCAAAAGACCGGTAACACTTGCCAATTTTCTTGGTATTGTGATTCCTTATTTACCTCAAAACGGTTGACAATCAAGAGTACAAAGTTGTATAATGACATTAGAGAGTTAGCAACTAACCTGTACATCAATTTTGATCGGATGGAGGATGTTACAAATGGTGCGACATATTATCATGCAGATTATGTTAATCCAAATTGGACAAAACTACAAAAGGAGACTAAAATTGGCAGGCATATTTTCTACAAAAGCAAAGGTGATAAAATTGACCGAACAAAAGGAGTTATTTAATATGAACAAAGACCTTATCACTATATGTGTTTCTATAACAATCGTATTGTGTACCACAATCGTTGGAGGATTCATGTATAATTTAAACGACCGTAATAACATGGCCAAAAACATCGAAGCCGCTATTACAAAAGGCGTTGATCCATTGTCTGTTAAGTGTGCATATGAAACTGGAGCTAATCCGGTTTGCATCACAATGGCAGCAACAAAGAAATAATTTAGGAGTATATTATGGCAGTGAAACAATTTAGCATTAATCAAATCTCTAATGAAGCAGACCGCAAGAAATTGTTGGATGCTGTACAAGAGTGTTCAAATTCTATGACACGAATGGACGGAGAAAAAGACTTCATTAAAGAAGCAGTGAAAAAAGTTTCAGATGATTTGAAATTACCCAAACAGGTCGTTCAACGTTTGGTCAAAGTTTATCATAAGCAAAACTATGATGAAGAAGTGGCTACGCACGAACAATTTGAACAGTTGTACGAAACGATTGTGAAATAATGCCAACTAAAGAAGAAATGAAGACGTTTTCTGTGGAGATTGATAGATTCGTCTCCGAAAGAAACATCAATCATCTTGAAGCTATAGTTGAGTATTGTGCAGAAACGGGTCTTGAAACGGAAGTCGCCGCAACATTAATTAATTCGAATTTAAAATCGAAAATTGAATTGTTGGCTTCCGATTTGAATATGTTGAAAGTGAAGAAATCTCGTTTACCCATATGACTGGTTATGAAACATTTGCGTTATTCAATTCTTTAAAACTGCACTTCAACCGAGAATCTTACGATTACTTTAAATATAATGGTAAGAGTAACATCTCAGTTGATGCATTTGAGAATAGGCGTGACAAATACCACTTTCACAAGTTGTCAAGGAAGTATACAAACAAGGAAGACATGGAATTATTTTTCGTGTCCAACTTGGTTGAGAAACCTAACACTTGGGCTGGTGATTTGTTAACTGAAGAAGCAGATATCAATTACAAGACTCACCAAAAGGTGTTACAATCACTATCGTACTTTTTCGAAAATGATTGTCACACACTATTTGATGGATGCGACAATCCAAACGATTTGTTCAAAGTGAATGACGGTGACTATCCTGTGATATTACGTAAGACTATGCAGAAGGTTACACAAATCGAAACTTTGTGCATACTCAATAAGATACTTGGTTTTGAACCTAACTGGAATGCACGGATTGCCGATACTATTCGGTGGCCAGAATTTCGGTTAAGATTGCTCAAGTATGCCACATTTCTGCCACAAGATGTGTTAAAATATAAACTTATTCTAAAGAAGATGATATGATAAAAAAAATCTACCTCGATATGGACGGCGTTCTGTGTAACTTTGATCGCCGGTACCTTGAACTATATGATGAGTTACCTGGTTCTATGCGGGATCGGAAAGACTTTAATGTGAATTGGGATCATTTTGTGCAATCAGAACAATTTAAAACATTGGACTGGTGGACAGGTGGTCGAGACTTGTTGACGTACATTACACAATATCAACATGAAAATGAAGTCGAGGTAGAGATTCTTTCATCTTCTGGTGGTCAAAAATATCACCGAGAAGTTGCTGAGCAAAAAATTGAATGGTTGCGTGATAAAGGCATTCCATTCAAAGCCAATATTGTTTCTGGACGTAAAGCGAAAGCCGAATATGCCACACCAGAATCGGTATTGATTGATGATACACATGATGTTATACAGGGGTTTATCGCCGCTGGTGGTATCGGTGTACATCACAAAGATATAGGTAATACTTTAATGATGTTGGATAAACTTCTGGACAGGTCGCCTATATAAGTCTATATTATGATAATGTGGACAAAAAAACTATACAACGTAATACAAATTATACAAGGAAATATATATGAGTTCATTTGCAAATCTTAAGCGCAATCGTGACAATTTCGACAAGTTGTCAAAAGCGATTGAAGCAACCGGCACTCCCGCAGAAGCCGGATCAAAAGATGATACCAGATTCTGGCAACCAGAAGTTGACAAAGCTGGCAACGGCATGGCAGTAATTCGTTTCTTGCCAAGTCCTGCTATCGATGGTGATGATGCTTTGCCATGGGTTAGAGTATTCACACACGGATTTCAGGGACCTGGCGGTTGGTTCATTGATAACTGTTTGACTACTTTGAATGATAAGTGTCCTGTGTGCGAACACAATAACACACTTTGGAATTCTGGTATCGAAGCCAACAAAGATATCGCACGTAAGCAAAAACGTAAACTAACTTACATGACAAATATTTTGATCGTTTCTGATCCAAGTAATCCGTCAAACGAAGGACAGGTTCGCTTGTTCAAATTCGGTAAGAAAATTTTCGACAAGATTAATGAAGCGATGAATCCCGAATTCGCTGATGAAACACCTATCAACCCATTTGATTTATGGGAAGGTGCTAACTTCAAGTTGAAGATTCGTAATGTTGAAGGTTATCGTAATTATGACAAATCAGAATTTGCTAGCAAGTCTGCCTTGTCTGAAGATGATGCTGAGTTGGAAACAATTTGGAAGAAAGAATATTCTCTCAAGGAATTTACTGAACCAAAGTTGTTTAAACCATACAACCAATTGAAGACTCGTTTGGATAAAGTATTGGGCTTTGAAGGCATTGCACCTTCAACTACTGCTGAATCTATCGACCTCTCACCACCCGCAGCTAAGTTTGCACCACGTTCAACACCAGTTGACATTGGTGGAGATGATGACTTGGAATATTTCAAGTCTCTCGCTGAAGAATAAACTCTCTTTATTGAACGTTTAGACCCCGCCTAGTGCGGGGTTTTTTATGCACCAATACCACCAGGTCTTAGAATATTTAATTTCCAGATTTCAGGTAACATATCGATATTATATGCTGAAGCAGTTGAACCTTGGTTTACACTTCTTGATTGTGGTGCAGCCGCCTGTTGATTGACGACAATTGGTGCTGATTGTGATTGTGTTGCAGCTTGCATATTCAATCTTGCTGCTTCGGCTGTAGTTTCACTTAAGGTACTTCCAACTTGGTTAGTAAAAGCCATTAAAGAAGATCGAACATCTTTTCCTGATGCGGCGCTAGACTTATTTCCTGGACCAGCCCAGAAAGATTGTCCGGCTTTCATCATTCGGCCAGTTTCTTTATTCATTGTGTCTGTAGCTAAAGGAATTCCTGCCCAAACTTTAGCTAAAGCGTTTTGAGCATCATCATACCTTCCTTCCGATGCCATTTTTAAAGCACCAGTTTGTCTAATTAATTCCATTCCTAATCTATCTTGAACTTCTGGACTAAATTTTTCATCTCTGCTAGCAATTCCAGCATCTATTAAACCTTTTAGAGTTTTAGGAACTATTTGATATTTTCCCGCAGCAAATATTAATCCGTCAGCTTTTCTCTTTTGTGCATTATCTGATGGTTTGGCTGCTCTGTCCATTATTTCACCAATAGTCATATCAGTTAATTTTTTGCCAATAATTTTTTCTGAATTACCAGAACCTATAACTTTGCCAGCAGTACCGACTGTTCCTTGATTCATTGCATCATAACCACCAGCACTAGCAGATTCGCCTTTTGCAATTGCATCCAACAAAGTCATTTTAGTTGGAGCCGGACCCATGCGAACTTCTTTTGCTTGCTCGGCGGCAGTCGGACCTCCAATATCAATCATTTTTTTGCCTTCACTATCAGCTTTTTTGATTGCGTCTTGTAATTCTTTTTTTGATTTTATTCCACCAACAACTGTACGATCAGGTAATTCTACTCCTCCAGTGTATAATTGAACTTGTTGGTCAGTATAATTACCTGAAGCAACATCTCTTAGTCCTTGGTCTATTTTTCTGGACGCTGTATCAGCAGCACCTTTAGCAGCATTACTTCCTTCATTATTTTCCACTCTTCCTTGTATTTTTTCTGGTGTATTAGCTTCTGCATTTTTTCTATCTAATAAATCCATCAACCATTTCGCACTAACTAATGCACCAGCAAGAGCTAAGAACACGGGATTTGATATTATTGGCAATAACAAACGAAACACAGTACCTAATCCTGATAGAGCAGCTGAACCAAGTCCAAGTATTTTTCCTATGTTTTCGGCCGAAAAAATACTCAAAAGTAAACTTGGTATTGAACTTAATGCTCCGGTTACTGCAGTTGCGATTGTTGATCCTATTCCCAATAACGCACCCATTATTCCTTTATTTCCGCCTTCGGATTCGCCTGGTTTGTTTACTACAGTTGGAGATGTTTTTGATTTATTTTTTGCAATTTGACTTTCATATGCGTTTTCTCTTGCAGCTGAATCTCTAAAGAACATATCTGATGCACGTGATGCTTTTCCGCCACCCATAGTCACCAACTTCATAATATTTTGACGCATGACGTTCATGTCTCTGGCCATTGCATTACTATTCATTGTATTTTTTGCAATAATAGTTAGTTGTGATTCTTGATTCTGTGATGATATTAATAGAGAATTTAATACCTCGGACTTTATTTCTCCATTAAATGTTCCAGATTCTGCTAATCTTTTACCTGGCGTTCTATCTAATGATTGATATCCTTTTCCGAAAATCTTTTGGCCAGAAGCGGCCAACATACCGCTGCCACCAAAAAGCATGTTCCTAGGATCCAATCTTTCTTTGGTTCTTTTGAATGCTGCAGAACCAAGGGAGCTTAATATCCCTTTTGATTTTAATTCTTGTTTATAAACATCGGTAAAAGTTGCCATTTTTTATTTTTTTCTACTGTTAATTTGTTGCTTGGTCTTTTCATTTTCTTCTTCTATAAATCTCAAAAGCATAGTAACATACATCGTTTTTTCCCAAGGCACCATCTTTTCCAAATCACTTAAACTATATTTGTGATGTTGCATCAATGCAAAATTGGTTTGATAATGATTCGTTAAACTATCGTGCCTAAACATTATACGAAAAAACTTTGTAATCCCTCCAACACCATCTCTTCCTGATACCCGCATTTCCCACATTTGAAATCCAGTGTCTTTTTCATTTTAGGAATGTTGTCGAAAAAATCTTGTATTTTTTGGAATTGGTCTCTGGTTAAACTATCTACGAAATCTAATAATTCTTTTTCTTCAACATCTTTGGAATAATAAATCGATTCTTCATCGTAAATATAATCTATGCTACTTGAAACTAATTTGCCTAAAACTTCAGATTCTTTAAGATTTCTTATTTTTTCCATAATCTTAAAATCTGGATATTTCATAACCACACCAAGCTTTTGTGTTAACTGAATTTTACAAGAATGATTTTCATCTTGTTCAGGATAAATTTCCAAAGCATTAAAACTTAGTTTAATGACATGATTACAAGGCTTGTCTAGTCCTTCTTCATCTTTAACTTCATTATTGCACTTGTATTCCAAGTCTATTATTTCACCTACAGACCTTGCTCTCAATTGTAAGAACATATATTCCAAGTCTAGTATGGGCAAATCATCTACATTAATATCGTCTATGCAACAATTATTAACAATTTGTTTAATTGCTAATAGAACGGCTTCCTCTTCTTCAGACTCCATAGCCATCAACAATATTTTTTCTTCTTTTACCAAAAAAGGTCTAAATTTTATCTTCTGTTTAGATAATGGTAAAGTTATTTCATATAACGGTGTATCAATCTTAGGTAACATTCTATCTCCATTTTAAATTAAATTCTATTTCCAAAAATTGAGGATGCTGCAAATGAACCAAATATAGATGCAGCTGCCTCTTTCAAATCATATGTGCCTTCATAAATTGTTCTATATTTTTGATAAGCAAATTGAACACTCAGTCTGTGGAAATTATCGTCAGACCAAGATAGTGGTTGTGCGGCAATTGATACTGGAAAAGCATCAATCAATTCTACCGCATAAATTTGTTTGATAAAATCATCATACTGAATAATTTTAATGTTTGTTAGATATCTAGAATCTTGGTCTTTTGCAAATCTTAAATTGTTTGTGTCGGTTGGCATAATAGCTTCTATCCAACGGTCAAATAACTTTCTCTCATAAAAATCATTCGTACACAAAAAAGAAAGTGTAGTTTCTGTGTATTGTGTTTGATATGGAACTTTGTATACTGGACCATAAACCTTGACTTCCGTTGTACCCAAAGTTTTACCCGGAAGCTCAGCTGCTTCACATTGCATTGAGAGATAACGTGTGATTGAAGCATTGGAAGACTTCGAATAACCTGATGGTGATTGTCCACCAAATGAAGATGACAATATCTCACTCACATCAGTAGCAATTGTATTTGGCAGATTGAGGATTTTTTCTAGTAAACCAGTTTCGATAAAGTCGCCAATGTACTTTGGTATTGGTAGAATTACCTGAAAACGATTTGGTCTAGCAAGACCATCCTTTGCCTTAATGTTAGACAAGAATAAATTTGGGGCGAATGACATTAGAATTTCTTTCTTGAGTCGGAATATACTTTGTTTGTAGAAGCTCCAACAAAACTTTCCATTGGCAATAACGCAGCAATGTCCCATTCACCTGCTGAAATTTCCAGGAATCTTGACTGAACATGGTTAAACAGATATCTCTTAATGCAAGGTTGTGCCTCGAACAATTTAGATGCAGCCTTCAAAGTTTGATACGTTAATCGTAACCTTGTCGATGCGTCATACTTGTTATTATTGGCGTAATCACTTAGTTTATCTAAAAGAATGATGCGTTGCTTTGGGTGAATGTAGTGTAGATTCAGCCCTAGAAAACCGTCTTGGTAACGTTCTATTGGTAAAACCAATGGGAACCTATCGTAATATGGCAACGAATCCTTCGTTTTCGGATCATAAAAGTAAAAGTACATTTTGCCAATAATGGTACCTTCTCTCAGTCTGGTCATGTCATTCATTAACGATTGTTTCGATGGTTTTAAATCCGAAACTTTCGAACGAAGCCAATCACGTGACTTTCGAGTACGTGGTGTTAATCCCTCTTTTTGTAGGGATGCATTAATTCTATCTATTAAATAAGCCATGCCGTATTTATACTAGATGCCTAGTTCTTTTTCAGTTATGATTTGAAATTGCCACCCATGCTCTCGGCAAAAGATATCGGCAGCTCTCCACTTTTCTTGATTTACCGCATATGTTGCCGCCTCTTGGATAAACCTTTGTGTCTTACGTTTCTGCACTGGCATCTTCGTTTGTGAATATGGCTTAACCTCCCACAAATACGTCATCACCAGACCGTCTTTCCGCCTGACCTTGACGATGAAATCTGGAAAGTAACGATGCATTTTTTGGTCAATCGGACTTCTGTAAGGAATGGGCAACTCCTCAGACCCCCACCAAATTACACCCGGATTGTCATCGAGGTATTTCATCACCATCTTTTCCCAGCTTGAACGATAAATAATGTTGCTTGGATCACCTTTATATTTCTGTGGGTTTTTAGGTTTGAATACACCTTTGTAGGTTTGTCTGGTCATGTGGTATAAATAATAAGTAATAACTTGAGGTATATATGGCACTATTCACGCTTACGGACATACAATTCAAATCACAGAACAGGCAATCGACTGCACAACAAAACCTTGTATCAAACAAATATAAGACAAACACTTTGCGTTATCCTCTAGATTTGGGTGAACTTGATAAAGGTCATTATATGGTGTTACATATCAATGAACAAGTACGAACACAATTTCCAGGAGTACCATCTGGAGATGAAGTTACTGCTCACCTTCAACGAAATGATTTGAACCAATCTAATGGTGGTGCAGCTGACATTGGAGGCATATATTCGAATGCTGCTATAGAACTCAAAGAAGCAGTTGATAAAATTATTGCCTCTAATGAAGTAGTACGTAAAGCTGGTACAGTTGCTGGTCCAGTGCTCAATGACGTTGGCAAATATTTAACTTCAAACCTGAATAGTTTTAATAAAACTGGATTTAGAACAGTGCGCCGCACAACAGATACTATTGCTTTGTATATGCCAGACACATTAGCATTTTCACAATCACAAAATTATACTGGATTAGAACTTGGTGGTGGAAATGCAGCTTTGATAGGAGCTGGAATTTCAGGAATATCAAAATTTATATCGAGTGATGCCAGTCTTTCTGATAGAGTGGGTGAAGGTTTGAAAAATGCCACACCATTTGTTTTAAATGCTATTGCAAATTTAACTGGTAATGCTGGACGAGCATTGTTTGCTGGATTTACCGGAACAACTGTTAATCCAATGATGGAAGTTATATACTCCTCACCCGAATTTAGAAGTTTTCGTTTTGACTTTATGTTTTATCCAAGAACTCGGATAGAAGCAAAAGAAGTGCAAAACATTATTCAGCGCATACAATTTCATCAAGCGCCAGAAGTTTTGGGCAATAATTCTGCTGGCGGTTTAGGTGGTTATTTCTTAGTACCTCCTTCAGAATTTGACATTGAATTTTACTATAATGGAACAGTTAATCCTAATATACCAAAAGTTTCAACTTGTGTATTATCAACTATAGATGTTGACTACGCACCAAATGGATTTGCCGCATATGAAGTTTTTGAAGAGAATGGTATTCCAAAAAAAGGTGGAACAGGTATGCCTGTTGGTATTAGAATGGGTTTAGTATTTAAAGAAACACGAATTATGACAAAACAGGAAATAAACAAACAAAATACAGATGGCCGAAGTTTTTATTCTCAAGCTGAAAGAAGTTCATTGATGAATCTCGATGAATAATTTAAACAATCATGGCAAAATATTTTAATTACTTCCCAAAAACATCCTACTACTTATCGGATGGCAACTCATCATTGGATACTGTGACAAATATAATGTCACGTTTTTCAATTAATGCAACATCAAAAGAACAATTGATAATGTATTACAAATACGATATATTTGATGGTGAAACACCAGAAATGATTGCTGATAAATTATATGGTTCTCCAGAAAAACACTGGATAATTCTTGCTGTAAATAATATTAAGAATCCACAATTTGATTGGCCTTTGCGTTATAATGACTTAACAAAATATATTGATATCAAATATCGTGGTGTCACATATGCAAATACTGCAAACACAGGAACAGGATTGGCGTGGTCAAAATCACACACACATTCATACTACATAACAGAAACACGTTCCTTACCAGGTGGTAGTGATACTACAGAAACAATTATTATTGATGCGGCAACATTTGCAAATACAAATACAACATCAACTGTTGTATATACATTATATGATTCCTCTAACGTTACAATAACAACAACAAAATCTTCAATATCTTATTATGAATATGAAATAGATACGAATGAATCTAAACGAACAATTGATATTCTTCGGCCAGAATTTGCAAAAAGTTTTGAGCAAGAATTCAGAAATACGATTGCCTAATGTCTGAATTAAATATTTTAGAAACAACACAATATACCATCACCGAATTAACTTTGGTGACTAAAATTGGTTATGTGGATATCAAAGATAAATTTGAAGAAATAAACATTTTTGATTCGATTTTGAACCAAACCATGAGTGGTAACATTTTAATTCGTGATGCTGTTGGTTTATCCGAACAATTAATATTTGATGGTTCGGAAGTATTGCTGGTTAAAATTGGTAAAGATGAAGATAACTTATTGATACAAAAATCATTTCGAATATATAAACAATCAAATCGAATAGCTGTTAATCAAACAAGTGAGATGTATGTGTTACACTTTGTTTCGGATGAACACATTTTTTCGTTGCAACAAAAAGTGCAACATTATTATAATCTGACTTATTCTGACGCAGCAGTTAGGATTTTAAATGATTATTTGGGTGTCAAAAAGATAGGAATTTTTTCGTCTTCGGTAGGTGTAAGAAAAATTCTTGTGCCAGCTTTAGAACCATTGGTTGCTCTACAATGGCTTGCGACCCGTGCAGTTGATGGAAATCAATCACCAGGTTTCTTATTTTTTGAAAACAGAATGGGATTTAATTTTACCAATTTGTCAACACTATTTTCTTTTCCAAGTTTAACGAGAGTCAATTTTAGTGTAAAAAATATTTCAGATAACATATCGGAAGAGTTTACTGGTGCAAGAAGTTTTGAGGTTATTACACAAAATGACTTTATGCGAAACACCAAATCTGGTGTTTATGCTGGAAAAATGATTGCATTTGATCCGTTAACAGGAACAGTGCAAGAAAATAATTACACATTCAAAGAGATGTATGATAACGGTCAACATGCAAATAAAACACCAAATGTTTCTTTAATAAGAAATAGAGCTGGCACATTTCAAACAGAAATGTATGATTCTAGAATCGTAACTTATCCATCATTTGCAAATAGAAAAACCAGCGATTATATTAAAGAGAATGATCCAACGTCAGTATCATTAGATGATGATACTGAGAATTATATCTTCCAGAGAGAAGCCATTTTTCAAAATTTATTTTCCAAACGTGTTAAATTAGTTCTACCTGGAAACTTTAAAATTTCATCAGGTTTTTGTGTTGATTTGGATGTACCAAAGAAAAGTGTTTTGGTTGATGGAGAAAATCCTTTTGATTCATCATTGTATGGTAAATATTTAATTATTGCAACAAGACACATCATTCGTCCAAATATGCATGAAGTTGTGGTTGAAGCAGTAACGGATTCTTCAAATTATATCGGTAAAGATAACAAAACAGTTTTCAATAGCACACCAGAACAAGAAAAGGCAATTTATTATGGGGAATAATTACACTTCACTTTTTTGGCAAGGTGTCGTTGAGGATAGATTTGATCCATTAAAGATGCGGGTGAGAGTTCGCATTATGGGAATTCATCCCGACAGTAAAACGGCAGTACCAACGGAAGCTTTACCTTGGGCTTTAATATCGATGCCACCAACATCAATGTTGTCTATAATGTTACCCAGAGAAGGTGATTATGTACACGGATACTTTTTAGATAATAACGCTGAACATCCTGTTGTGATGGGAGTTCTTTCAGGTATTAGATTGACTGAACCAAATCCACAAATTGGTTTCAATGATCCAAGAACACCTGCACAAAAAGCTGCAGCACCAATATGTGCTAAAGGTGTTGTGTATGAACAAATTGGTATACCAGCAAAACCATATGTTGGTATGCAAGACTTAAAATTGTTGGAACAAACAACAATACATAAAGCAAATCAAAATAGACAACACGTTTGTGATGTTGCTGGATTGATGAAACGTAATGCTGCTTTGGAAAGATTGAAATTTACTGAATTTGTCACAAAGATTCGAGATGCTATTAAACTTTTATTAAAATCTTTAGGACTTACACCTAGTGGTGAAACGGTTTATTGGATTGAACAAGCAAAAATACTTGCTCGAGAGTTAAGCAATATTGCTAAATCTATATCTGAATTGGCAGACCTTGCAACCGTAATTGTTGATTTTGCAAAAAGAGTTAGAGCAATGATTGATTATATTAATAGTTTGCCTTTAAAACTGTATGCTTTGTTAAAACAATGTTTGTCTGAATTGGTAGCATCTTTGACTTCAGGTTTATCGGATTTATTTTCATTGGGTGGTACAACAGATTTTTCAGAAGCTATTGCAGCCTTCAATGATGTAAAGACAGCAGCTGGAGAGATTTATACGGCTAGTTTAAAAGTTGTTGCGGCACCTGTTGCTGTAATTCAAGCATTAACTACTCCAGGTAGTTCAACTGATATTGCAGCTGCAGGAGAAACGTTGAATACATACCTATCCAGTGTGAGCCCAACATCAACTACAACTGATATAACTAAATTTACAACTAATTAATATGGCAACAAAACCATCTGATGATTATTCGTGGACGGAACCCGAATCGCAGGCAAACGATGAAACGTTGCCAAAATACCCATACAATCATGCAACTATAACCGAATCTGGTCATAGCTTTGAATTGGATGATACTCCAGGACGTGAGAGGATACGCCTCCAACACGGCGGAGCTCAAACTGATGGTGTTGGTACTTTCTTTGAAATACAATCTGATGGAACAAGAATCAATAAGATTGTCGGTGATAATTATGAGATTATTGCCAAACACAACAATGTTATTATTTCCGGTGTGTGTAATATTACAATAGAAGGAAATTCAATCGTACATGTTAAAGGTGACAAATATGAAAAAATTGCTGGAGATTATATCTTAGAAGTTGGTGGTAAATTAACTCAAACTGTTGGTAAAACATCTTCAATAATATCGAATGGTGATATGACAGTTGGTTGTGGTGATCCAGCTACAGGTCGTATGAAACTTGCAACGGGTGACCATCTATACTTACAAGGTGACTTGGTCGTATCTGGTGCATTAAGTGCTGATATGATTACATCTCAAACTAAAGTTAATGCTGGTACAGGCATGAGAGCTGGGCCTTTAGGATTTGTAACACTACTTGGTGGTGTTGCCGCAGGATTAGATGTTGCAATACCAACAATGGTGACTGCTACAACAAACATTACTGCTGGAGCCGAAGTGTCCGCTCCCGTAGTTTTTGGTGGACAAGTAATGGACATTCGTGGATCAATGGAAATGATGCGAGCAATATATAATACACACACGCATCCAGCAAAACCAGTGACCGGCCCACCCTTTTCACTAATGTAATGAGGTAATATTATGGCAAGCATATATGAGAGATTAAATTTTAGTTTTGATACAGGTAAGTTTGGAGATGCAATTAATCTTTCCGACAATACAAAGAGTTATCTAAAAGCCGCACCAGTTAGACTTGAGACATGGCAAAAAGATGAATTGGCAAATGGTAGTATTGTCAAAACAGATTATTTTAAAAATCCAATGATTAACGTTACTGCGAGATTAAGTGATAACGTTAATACGATGAATCAGATTGTTCAAAGCATTGACACTTTCGACAATGGTTCTGGCACAGCAATGAAGGCCAATTTAACAAATTTGATTATTGAAATTAGAAACTATTTGAGTCATACATCAAATATCTCTGGTGTCACGGAAGCAAGAGCTAATATTTCGGACACTTCCAATGTGCTTACTCATTTTCCAGACTACAACAAGGCAGTTAGTGCCGGTGAACAAATTTTATTGTTGACTAGTTCAACCGATGGTGTTGCAAACACAGTTCCTTTGTTAGGCAATTTTACTAGTTTGTTTATTTCTGATGAAATTACTGCAAATGCTAACAATATTATTAATGACCTTGTGACAGTCAGAAATAGTGTTCGCATTGAAGTTGTTGGTGGAGAAACTCCAACCTCTTCAAATGTATCTAATTTATCGGCAAATCTTATCACAACCATAACTGCAAATGTTTTGGCAGCTAATACATTATTGTCTACCAGAAGATTGCATGATTGGAACTTTTACAGGAATTCATTGAATATTTTGGAAGATTATAACAAAATCAACCAGCTTGGGCGAATTGGTAATACCCAAAAATACTTGATAAACAATCTGGTTGGCACAGACAAATACAAAAATAACGTTGGGTAACATAGATAAATAAGATATGGCCACAGTAATTTCATCCACAACCAGACAATATAAAGATTTGGACCTTAATTTTTTGATACATCCAGTGCGGAAAGATATCAATAAACATAAGGACGAAATGGCAGTTATCAATTCAATTAAGAATCTGATGATGACTAACCATTACGAAAGACCGTTTCAACCTGATTTGGGTTCTAACGTAAGACGCTTGCTTTTTGAAAACCTCGATAAGATTACCGCAATATCGATGGAAAGAGAGATTAGACAGGTTGTTCAAAATTACGAACCAAGAGCACAGATTAAAACCCTAGATATCTTACCTGATATGGACAATAATGGTTTTAGTGTTCGTATGGAATTCTATATTATGAATATGACAGATCCCGTAACAATTAATTTTTTCCTAGAACGAGTACGATAAATGGCAAATCGTTTAAGAGTAACCGAACTTGATTTTGATACAATCAAGACCAATTTAAAAACATTCCTCAGACAACAAACGGAGTTCTCCGATTATGATTTTGAGGGTGCTGGCTTAAGTGTTCTTTTGGATATTTTAGCATACAACACGCACTATAATGCGTACTATCTGAATATGGTTGCAAATGAAGGTTTCTTAGATACCGCATTATTGAGAAACTCGGTTGTATCTCATGCTAAGAAACTCGGTTATACACCACGTTCCAATAGAGCATCAAAGGCTGTTATAGATGTAACAATTAATGGTTCAACTTACCAAGAAGATTACTTAACGATACCACGTGGATACACATTTATCAGTGGTCCTGTTGATGGTAAAATTTACACATTTGTCACGTTACAAGACCATACTGTTTCAAAAACTGGAACAAACTTTGTGTATAATGACATGGAAATTTTTGAAGGCAAGTTGCTTTCATATTCCTACACACATTCGAATATTAGTAATCCTAAACAAATTTATGAGATACCTGATGTTAAGGTAGACACATCAACTTTGCGTGTTTCAGTACAACAAAGTTCGTCCAATACAGAAACAGTGATTTATAATCCTGTTGATGATTCAATTTCGTTAACTGCTGATTCCAAGACTTACTTCATACAAGAAGGGCAAAACGGTAAATATCAAATTTACTTTGGAGATGATATCATTGGAAAGAAACTTCCTGATGGTGGTGTTTTGACAATAAGATATCTAATTAGCAATGGTGAAGATGCAAATCGAGCAGCAAACTTCACTGGATCTGCAGCAATTAATTTTCTCTCCGGTTTTACAATCAACACCGTTACTGTTGCTGCTGGTGGTCGAACACGTGAAACTGTTGATGAGATTCGATTTGCTGCACCACTACAATACATTTCACAGAATCGTGCTGTTACCAAAAACGACTATATCAAATTAATTCAACAGAAGTATCCACAGTTTGAGGCTGTAAACGTTTGGGGTGGAGAAGAAAATGATCCGCCAGTTTTTGGTAAAGTTTTTATCTCAGCTAAACCTAAAGATGGTTTTGAGATAACTGACACCGAAAAAGATTTCTTCTTACAGAATGTTTTAAAACCAATTAGTGTATTGACCGTTACACCACAAATTGTTGACGTTGACTATAATTATTTAAAAATGATTTCAACGGTATATTATGATCCAACAAAAACTGTATTGGATTTAAACACTTTAAAAACTAAAGTTAGAACATCAATTTTAGATTTTTGTGAAAGTAATTTGAATTCTTTTAATGCTTACTTTAGGTCTTCCGCTTTAAAAACAGCAATTGATTCTTGTGACATTTCTGTTATCTCAAACGAGTTGGAAGTTTTCATTGCCAAAAAGTTTAGACCAGACCTATTAACAACTTCAAATTATATTTTAGATTTTGGTGTTGAACTGCAACGTGGTACAACAAATGATAACTTCTATACGAGTCCAAATTTCACAGTATTGGACGAAAATAATATTGTTAGGTCGGCTTTCATCGAAGAAGTTCCATCATCATTTACCGGTGTCGAATCAATTACTGTTACCAATCCAGGTATTAATTACTCATCAACACCAACGATTACCATTCTAGGTGACGGCCAAGGCGCCAAGGCAGTAGCGACAATCATCAATGGTCGTTTATCTTATATCACAGTAACTAATCCAGGTGTTGGTTATACGACTGCTGCTATTATAATTACTGGCGGCGGTGGTACATTGGCAGCTGCCTCATCTGTATTGGAAAATAGATATGGCCAAGTGCGTATTGCTTATTTCAAACCAGATGAAACGTCAAATCAAAGTGTTAAGGCAATTTTAAATTTCCAAAACAACAATGGTGTGATGGGTCAGATTGATTACACACAAGGTAAAGTTTATATCAATAATTTTAACCCAATTTCTGTAGCAAATGATTTTGATGAATTGTCTGTACATATTCGTCCAGCTAAATCAGTGATTCATTCAGAAAAGAATAAATTATTAACGTTTGATGTTAATGATTCTACTACAATTGTCATTAACATAGTACCAATAAAATAATGTCAGACGTAATTCTATCAAGTATAGTAGAGAGTCAACTTCCTGAATTTATTAGGGAAGAACATCAACTTTTTGCAAAATTTATTAAACGATATTATGAGTGGTTGGAGAAGAATGGAAACATTGTTTTGGAATCCAAGAAATTGGATGATGCCAAAGATGTTGACTTAGCCGACAACGTTTACATCGAACAGATTCGTAAAGAGATTGCACCATTCTTTCCACAAGAATTGTTACTCGACAAAGCCAAATTCCTAAAGATTGTTGGTGAATTTTATCGTTCAAAGGGTACACCAGAATCGGTTAAATTTCTTTTTCGTGTACTGTACAATGAAGAAATAACAATCAGTTATCCAAAAGAACAGGTGTTGCGAACATCTGATGGTAAATGGGTTCTTCCATTGGCCTTGCGTGTAACTGATAATGATCCAAACATTTTAGAAATTGAACAAACAAAGATTATTGGCCAAACATCCAAAGCAACGGCTATTGTTGAAAAAGCAATCAAATCGGTTGATCGACAGTTAGGTATTGAATATGTTGAATTGTATATTTCAAATATTACAAAGTTGTTCAGTACTGGTGAAACGGTTACAACACACGTTACCGGTAATACACAGATTCAAGTTAGTGCAACATTAATTGGTTCACTATCTGAAATTAAAATTGATCCAATAAATCGTGGTTTGTATTACAATGGATATGATCCAGAATTAGGTTATGATGGTGATCCTGTTACGATTGTTGGTGGTTTAAATCCACAATCTGCCAATCCAGTTGGTGCCTTGGCAACAGTTGGTACTGTTCTAAGAGGTTCTGTTAAAAACATTATTACTAGAGAAGGTGGTTTTGGTTTCAGATACAATTCAATTGCACCAAACTCATCAATCATTGACTTTAAAGGTGGATTTACTGGAGGACTTTTAGGCTCAGAAGCCAAAGCTTTCATTTCTCTACTTGATGAAAACTATACACGAAATGTTAATGTTTCTGATGTTACAATTGAAACTGTATATTCACAATCAATTAATCAGTGGGACAACACCTCAAACACAAAAACAATTGGCCAAGTCACAACTTACCAAGATTTAGGTCTTTACAGTATTGCATATGTTGACATTGAATCTCAAGGTGGTGGATACCGACAAAAACCAGAGGTAGATATTTACAGTATGTATTTGGAAGATAGTGATGATTTATTAGTAATTACATCTTGTACTGCCGTTAAAGGTAGTCGCATACTAAGAGATTCTTCACAAGATTTAACAGATACATTTGAAGTTGGTGAAAAAGTCAAGTTGTTTTTAAAGAATCGATTTGAAGAAATTAGAACAGTTACCGAAGTCACCAGTGAAACTATTACATTAGATATTCCATTTGAAAACAACATTGACAACTTGATGGTATACAAACTATTGAGAAAGAATCTTGATGCTTTAGGTTCTCTAGGACGTATTGAGGTTCTCAATGGTGGCCAGAATTATAACGTAGGTGAATATTTGATATTCACATCTACTGGTGGGCGTGGTCTTGGTGCTAATGCTCAAATCACTGAAGTACACGCCGCAAACAATGGTGTTAAAGTTGTGGAGTTTAATGAGAAAAGTGTTGGCGCACTGACTGGTGTAACAATTTCTACCGCAGGAACAGGATACGGTGTTGGTAATACATTCACTGCAACTGGTGGAACTGGAACTTCTGCTGTGTTGACTGTGCTGGCTGTTAATGGTAGTGGTAATGTTACTTCAGTTAACGTTTCGAATTCTGGTAAATACATCACAAGTCCAACGACAACATTAAATCCTTTCACATCAAATACTGGTTCAGGTTCAGGCTTCAGAGCAAACTTAACAATCAGTTACGCACCAGAAAATATTCGTGGTGGTGAAGGTTATGATGCTGCACATTTACCATTAATTACAATCAACACAATCAGTGGAACAGGAGCTTCATTAATTGCCAAAGAGATTCTTGGTGATGGTGAAGAACTTGAATTGTCAACAACTAGAATTGGATCAATTTCATCATTGCGTGTTATCAGTTATGGTTATGATTACATCGCTTCACCACAAATTTCATTACGTAATGCTGATTTAATTGTATCAAATGTAACTGAAGGTCAAATTTTTGTTGCTAACACTAAAATTTATCAAGGCACATCAAATACAAACACAACATTTGTTGCATATGTTGACAGATATGTTTCAACAAATAACCACATGAGAATTTATAATTATAGTGGTACATTTAATGTTGCTACACAAATTATATCAAATGACAATACGGTATCCGCAAATGTTGTTACAATATCATACTATGGAGACGGCAAAGCTAAAGCTACGGCTGGTTTTGAGAATGGTTTGATTCGTTATCCTGGCATTTACTTAAATGAAGACGGTCAATTAAGTGCAGACAAGAAATTACAAGATTCCAAAAAGTATCATAATTTTTCATATGTTATTAATACAGAAAATGATTATGTTAAGTTTAAAAAGGCTTTGAATGATGTTGTGCATCCTGTTGGAACAAAAACTTTTGTTAATAGGATTAGTGCCAATGAAGCATCTGCGGCCAGACCAAACAATACAACAATATTAATTTCAGTACAAACTTTAGGCAATACATTCAATATTTCGAATGGTTCGAACAGCATGGTTGCTACAGGTGCATCGTCAAACCTATTATCTATTATTTCTGTTGGTGATTACGTTACATTAACATCTGTTGAACGCAGAATTAGTGGTACTGTCAATATTGGTGCGTCTTCTAATGTTATTGTCGGCACATCAACAAACTTTATCAATGATGTGCAGGCTAATGATGTTATTAAATTATCAACAGGTAATACATCAACTGTAACTGAAGTCATAAACGCAAACACAATCTATACGTATACAAATTTTGGTATTTCTAACAATACAGCAAATATCAGTTTGTTGTTCAATGACACAAAACAAGTTACTTTTGTTAATGCCAACACCATTTTAGTTAGTACTAATTTTACAACAAATTCGACCTTTGTGGTAACATATCACCAAAAACTTGAATAAATAAAGACATGCCTTCAATAATTACTAAAAACTTTTCAACCGAGTTAGCTCAAGATTTCACCTTTCTATTTGATATTGGTGCAAACGATTATTTGCCGCAATCTAAGAAGGCTTATATTTTTGCAATACTTGGTAAACAAATTCCATGGACCTCAGGAACAGAAGTTGTTCCAACACCAACAGGAAGTATACCATCACTTGTACAATGTTGGGATAATGCTATTGTTGCGAAAAGAATGTCATTGAATGATATTTCTTATGTTGTTCCGAGAAGAAACTGGACTTCAAATACTAGTTATTATACATATGATTCAGGCAACGCAAACTACTATGTTTTAAATAGTAAAGATCAAGTTTTTAAGTGTTTGGATAATAATGGCGGCGCAAATTCTACTGATGAGCCACAACTATTTCTATCGTCTACATCATTAGAGGAACCATATTTTCAGACTACTGATGGTTTTAAGTGGAAATATATGTACACTTTAAACTCTTCCCAAAAGGAAAGATTTTTAACTTCCGATTGGATGCCAGTTACTTACAATAAGTTTGTCCGTGCTGCTGCTTTGAATCGTAGCATCGACATTGTAAAAGTTACGAATACTGGTAATAATTATGTTGATGGTTCAACACAATCAATTATATCAATTAATGGTGATGGTACTGGTGCAGTATTAAAAGCTAACGTGTCCAATGGACGTATTCAAAACGTAATTGTTCAGAGTCGTGGTTTAAATTATACAAAAGCCAATGTGATATTTACAGACATTTCTGGCGGCAATGGGTCTAATGCAGCTGCTATAATTTCACTTGCACCACAGAATGGTCATGGTTACGATCCAATAGAAGAGCTTTCGGCCAACACAATTATGTTAAATGTTGATTTTGCCGGTAATGAGTCTGGTGATTTTCCAGCAGAAAATGAATTTAGGCAAATTTCATTGATTAAAAATCCATACGTTTTTGGAACATCAACCTTGGCTTCTGGTCAACTATATAACATATACACAAAGATTAACGTTTCTCCAGGTATTGGTGATTTTAACAACGATGAGTATGTTTATCAAGGTGATTCAATAGAGACCGCAACATTTTCAGCACAAGTTATTTCGTTTGATGAACTTACAAATAACTTATTCTTAAATAATATATTAGGAACATTTCAATCAAACGCAACCATCAAAGGTAACTTAAGTGGTGCGATTCGAGTTGGTGTTTCAAAAACAGACCCGGAATTAAATTTATATTCTGGTAAAACACTAATGATTATTAATCAGCAACCTTTGACTAGGGATCCTGACCAAACGGACCGAATTAAATTTATATTGAGTTTCTAACGAGGAATACATGACAACTCTTTTCAACTACGACCCATATTTTGACGACTTCGATGAAGACAAGAACTTCATGCGTGTCTTATTCCGACCTGGATATGCAGTTCAAGCCAGAGAATTAACTCAAGCACAAACCATCCTCGCAAACCAAATTGAAAAGTTTGGCAATCACATTTTTAAGAGTGGTAGTCCAATCGTTGGTGGTAAAATCTCACTTGATGACCGAGCATATTACATTCAATTAAACACACAATACAGTGGTGAAGATGTTGTATTGGAAAATTGGTTAAACAAAACAATCATTGGTTACAACACAACTAAAATTGTTCGGGCTAAGGTTATTTCAATTGATAATACGACAACGAATCCTATTTTGATTGTTAAGTACCTGAGTGGTGAAAAATTTGTTGAATCTGACGAAATGAAAATTTCTGGTCAGAACATTTTTGCACAAGCTTTAGCAACAAATGCTGTTGGTCGTTCTTATGTTGCCAGCATACAAGAAGGTGTATATTACTTTAAAGGTCAATTTGTAAAAGTATTACCTGAATTTTTGGTACTTGAGACATTCTATCGCTTAGGTTATGACACAGCAACAATTAACGTATTGCCATCATATAAAATTGGTATTGAATTTGACCAAGAAATTTATGATGAGATTGATGATGCTTCATTGTTAGATCCTGCTCAAGGTTCATTTAACTATCAAGCACCTGGTGCCACACGTTCAAAACTTATCACCCGACTATCAAAACGCACACTAGATTCAGCAGACGAATCTGCGTTCTTTGAAGTTATACGTGTCGTTGACGGTGTTAAAACTAAAGAAGTTGCTTATCCAATTTACAGTGAAATTGAAAAGACTTTGGCCAGAAGAACTTTTGATGAATCTGGCAACTACACAGTTGATCCATTCGTATTAACATTAGAAGAAGAATATGCAAATCGTGCTAACAACAACTATGCTGATCCAGATTACTTCAGTGTAATTTTAGATCCAGGTAAAGCATATGTTGCTGGACATGAATTCCAAACAATTGCACCAACTAAGATTGGTGTCTATCGTGGTCGTGCAACAGCTAATGTTTCAGATTATGACATTCCTACAAATTACTCAAGTTATGTTGTTGTTGAAAATGTTCAAGGTACAACAAACCTTGATATTACTACATTCCCAACATTAGATATTCACTGTGTACCTAAACAATATATTGATAAACAAGGCACAGCATATTACAATTCCACAAAAATTGGTACGATTCGTGTCAATAACATGAAGTATAATGGTGCAACCACAACAACATTAGGTTCATCACATACACATAGATTGAATGTTTTTGAAGCTAACACAACACCAATCATTGGTAACCTTGCTTCTTCTGGTAACGCATCCGCAAACGTTATATTGCCTGCCGCATGGTGTACAACATTACAGGCAAACTCATATCAAGGAATGTATTTTCACATCACTGATGGCGCTGGCGCCGATTTGGCACCAATTAGAATTGAATCTTCTGGTTCAAATTTTATTAGATTAGATTCTAGCTTAACATTTACTCCTTCTTCAAATGCATTTACGATTGAATCCGGTTTCTCTGGTGCAGAATCGCTAGTGGTTCGTTCTGGTGGTGCATTGCTTTGGGGTGGTGATATTAATGTTGAATCAAGAGATTCTTCAGGTGATGCTTATATTACAGAAAAGAATAAAGATAGTTTGTTGTTTGCAATTCCTTTTGAAGCTTTAAAAGAAGGAACAATCACAAACTTTGATTTCTTTGCGAATAAAGTTTATGCAAACAAGTTATCGGACGGCGGCGGTGTAATTACAATTTCCACTGTTGGTACAGATACGTTTGCTTTTGCTGGATCAGGCGGCGTTTTAGGTGATACTGCTATTCTTGAAAACATTGTTTGTTTGGTTCGTTCTGACACTTCTTCAACAAATTCGGCATCAGGTATTGCTGCAAACACCATTTTATCATTGGCTAATAACTTATTTACGGTTACTGCTGTTAATAGTACAACAATTCAAGTTGATTTGAACACCGCTGCAATTCGTTGTGATTTTATTATCAAAACAAAAGTTAATAATGCAGAAGATGGTACAAACGGTGCAGTCAGAACAAAATCTTTATTTCCAACAAATGATTATTTGCACGAAAGAGTTCCATATATATTGGACGATGTAGACGCTTTAAACGTTGGCAATACAGGCACGGTTACCGCTATTACTGGAGGCTATGTTTTTCCAAGTATTGGTGTTACACACTATGATTTTTCGACTATTGGTGGTTCTTTTCCACTAAACAATCTTAAAACTCCTGGTGTTCCAGTTAGTTTACAAGTATCTGACGTTTATGAAATTGTTAGGATTGTTGATTCAAAAACAAATACCGGCAATATTACAATGTCAATGTTGACTAATCCAGCACACGATGTAACTGACCACTATGAGTTGGACAATGGCCATAGAAAAACACATTATGACCATGCAACAATTAAATTGAAACGTGGTTATAGTTCACCAACTGGTTCATCATTGATGATTCAGTACAAATATTTCAATCACGCCGGTGCACCATCTCCACAAAATAATGGTTTATTTACTGTTGATTCCTATACCGGCTCAACTAATTTAACATATAATCAATTACCAAGATTCTTCAACCGTGAAGATGGTAAAATTATTTCATCACGTGCAGCTTTAGACTTTAGACCAACTAGAGATGTTGCAAGCACCGTATTAACAGGTGCAGTTAATCCTGACCCAGATTCTTTGGCTGAATTGTCTTTTGAATATTATTTGCCAAGAATTGACCAGATTGTTGTCAAACCTTCACAAGAACTTTCAATCATTAGTGGTAAACCTGATGTTACGCCTATTGCACCACCAGTTGGTCCAGAAGATTTACATCTCTACACAATGTTTGTGCCTGCATATACTGAAAGTGTTAAAGACATTCGTGCTGACTTTAAGAATAACAAACGTTACACAATGAAAGACATTAGTGCTTTTGATTCTAGAATTAGAGGGTTAGAATACTATGTGTCGTTAAATACTTTAGAAAGAAATGCAAATGATTCCAAAGTATTGGATGCTACAGGATTAGAACGATCCAAATATGGTATTTTAGTTGATAACTTCTCTGATAATTCTGTACAAGCAACATATGGCGATGCTGGTTTTGATAATCGATGTATGGTTGATAATGGTTTATTAAAACCGGCTTCGTTGATGCGTACAGTTAAGATGATTTGGAATCCAGCTGCTTCGTCTGGTTCATATCGTGCTGTTGGTTCTGGTGACAAAAAATCTTTGATGATGGATTTTACATCATTGGCATTTGCTCAACAAGATTCTGCAACGAAGACTGTAGGTGTGGCCAGTGCTCTGTATGGTGCATTTAGAGGAAATATGAAATTGTATCCTGAGTATACAGCAGAAGCTGATACGGAAACAACAGCTAAAACTACACTGAATTCAACGCAAGGTATTGAAAACGCATTTAACTTTTTAAATAATTCATTTAGATATATTTCAGACCAGAATCCAGCTTGGGATAATGATAAGAATAATCCATTCGGTAAAGTTATTGATTCAAAATGGTACGAAACAACTTCAGATTCAACTTCAGTAAAAGTAACAAGTAGTGGTTCTGGTTATGATTTGAAAGATGCTGATTTTGGAACATTACAGACTACAACAAATAGTGTATACATCAAAAAAGGTGCTCAATACACACAACAACTTCTTGCTGCTCCAACCACAAGTCTTGTTGACCTTGGCAATTATGTAACTGATGTTTCAATCAATCCATATTTAAAACCAAGAGCAATTTCTTTTGTTGGTGATTCATTACGACCAGACACAATATATTTTGCTTTCTTTGATGGTGTGTCTGTAAATAATTATGTTGTTGTTCCAAATAGAATTAAAACAACTATTGGTCTTGCTACAAATGGATTCCAACCAGGTGAGCTTGCAGTTATTGCTGATGACCAAAATGAAGCTGCAACATATTTGACAAATTATAAAGCTCGTTCTGGAACTTATAAACTTGTTAGAATTATCAATGCTGACACCGGAAGAAATGTATCTTTAATTAATGAAACAGGCGTTTCACTACAAGGTAAATATATCAAGGGTGTTAACTCCGAATCGATACGATATATCGAAACTCTAGAAGAACACAAGTCTGGAGTAACACGTGCCGTTGGTGCTACAACTATTACTTTAGCTGCAGATGCACCATCTTTTAATATTGCTGCTTCGGCCAATACTAATGTGTTGTACCTTGTAAGATCAATTGGTACTACTGCTGAAGAACAACAAGGCACTGTTGAGAGTGCCGCTTCAGGTGCAACTATTTCTGGTGCAATATTTAATGTTATTGCTTATAATACATCAACAAAAGTTGCAACTGTGCAACAAACAACATCATCAACACAAAGAAGTTTGAGTTGGTCTTACTCTTTAGGTTCAAATAAATCCACTTCAACTGGTGATGTTGGTGGTGTTTTATATCCACCTAAAGCGACATTTAGAACAGGTGAACGTGTATTGCGTATTACCGAATCTTTCAATAACACATACGATAAAGATGCTATTTCATTCACTGAAACTTCTTTTGTATCTTCTGGTATTGCTCTTAAGAAAACAAATCTTCTTAATACTGTTTATAATTTTGGAGTTTCTACTAAATTTACAGGTGAAACAACGTCTAAAGTTCTTTCAAGTTCTACCACATCATCAGTTCTAACAAGTACTGGTTATAACCCACCGCCGGCCGCAGAAAGCAAAACTCCAGCTGCCGTTGTTGACCAAGCAGTTGTTACTAATGTTGTTTCAGTACCATATGAGGATCCATTGGCTCAAACATTCTATGTTGATCCTGAAAAATATCCACTAGGTTTGTTTGCTGAAAGCATTGATTTATTCTTCAGTGCTAAAGATGATACTTTGCCAGTTACTGTTCAAATTAGACCAACTGTTAATGGCGCACCATCTTCAAATTTTTGGTATCAAGAATCTGTAACAACAAAAAAACCAGAAGAGGTAAATGTTTCTTCTTCACCGAGTGTTGATGTTACTTCAACAGCTACTAAGTTTACATTCCCATCACCTGTGTTTTTGAGTCCAGGTTTGTATGCGGTGGTTATTTTGTCTAATAGTCCAGATTATTTAATGTGGGTCGCTGAAAAGGGTGCATTGACAACAACAAATAAAACTGTGTCTACAAACCCATACGTTGGTACTTTGTATAAATCACAAAACTCAATGGAATATGTTCCATTCTTAAATGAAGATTTGATGTTCACATTGAATCGTTGTAAGTTTACAACAGGTACATCTGCGTATTTTAGTTTAGAATCAGAGAAGCCACCTAAAACATACTATGTTGACAAGTTTAGATTGTTGGAAACTTCAATTAAACCAACCTCAGATTTTCCTGTTGCGTCTAATTATTATTTTGTTTCAACACCAGTTGATGGTGCCAAAGAGACTCAATATAGAAGTTTAATTCCACAAATTAAATATGATTGTGGTTTAGATAATAAATACGCACTTGGTTCTAGAAGAAAAGAATTGGTAGATAAAGGTGACTTTACAGTTAAGTACCAAATCTCGACAAGTACAGATACTATTTCTCCAATCGTATCATTAGAAAGTTTGCACTTAAACGTTTTTGAAAACTTTATTGATAATGCAGAGATTGATAGTGAAGACTTCAATATTATTAGTCCTGGTGCAGGCTATGCAAATTCAAATACTATTGTTATTAATTCATCGACAGGTGAAGGTGCAACAGTGTTCATGTCATGTGATGGTGTAAAAGGTAACGTTCTTTCAATAAATGTTTCTTCATCTGGTTTTGGTTACTTAGATGATTTTACAATTTCTTTTCCAAATGCAAACACTACTGCAAACGTTACCTCAAACGCAACGATTGTATTAAATTCTGAATATGACAGTTCTGTTGGTCCTTGTTTGGCCAAATACATTACTAAACCAGTTGTTCTTGCTGATGGTTTTGACGCAGGTGATTTGCGTGTCTATATGGCAGTTAATAAACCATCAGGCACAGATGTTATAGTATTCTACAAATTGTTATCTTCATCAGATTCAACACCATTTGGAGATAGACGTTATCAGAAAATGGAATGTTTTAATCCAACAACAAGCGTTTCTGTAAATGAATCCGATTTCTTTGAATTTGAATTCAGACCTTCTTTAACATTAGATTCGGCAACATACACATCTGATAATGGTGTGACGTACAATACATTCAAAACATTTGCAATTAAGATTGTGATGATTTCTTCAGATCCAGCTGTTGTTCCGTCAGTCAAAGATTTGCGAATCATTGCTTTACCAGCAGGTTGATAAGATGCAAGTAAAAGTTGAAGGAACAAATTATGTTAAGGATATGAGCAACAAGGCTCTACTTAATACCAATAAAAGTGCTATCTTAGAAAATGAAGCTAGGAAGAAAATAAGACAAAATTTATTGTCTAAAAATGAAGAAATAAATACATTAAAAGAACAAGTATCTTCGATGAATGATGACCTTAGTGAAATTAAAAACTTGTTAAAAACATTACTAGAAAAAAAGAGTTAAAGGTTAACGATGCCAACGACTACTATACCAACGATTGCCAGAAGCGATACCATTGACCAGTGGAGAATTCAGACCAACAAATCAGCAACAGATTTGAATGATTTGGGGTTTAACACATATAACAAAGACCAAGGTCAATTACTGATTTCTAATACAGCAAATATTTCCATTACGGCATCGGGTACTCCACTTTCGGTGGCAAATAATGTACTATTTCAAAGTAACTTAACTCTTGCCAACAATATGTTTTTGGGTGTTGTTGGTGCGGCAACCGGCAACTTAATCGCAGGCGGAACAATCAGAGTAACAGGTCCAGGAACAGCATTAAATGTAGCCAATAACGTCTTGGTTGGTGCGGATGTTCAAGTTGTTAACAATGTATATGTGCAGAACATTACTGCAAACGGCAACGTGTCAGTTACCCGAAATATTACGAGTGCTGGTGTGTTGAGAATGACTGGTATAGCAAATGTCATTTATGCCAACACAGGCACGGCAACTATTAATCGTGTCTTAAGTACTTACGTGTATGCTGATGATGTATTTACTCCAAACTTGACAGCTGCTGTGGCCACAATTGGTGTATTGAATTATTTGCCATATGCAAACATTGGTACAATCGATAACAATTTATTAAATTCCAATGATATTAATTCGAACACATTAGATACAACATATGGTAATGTTACTGTATTGGTAGCAAGAACTTCTGCGAACTTGGTTACATTAACATCAAATGTTGCAACAGTTAATACTGGTACTGTTCAGAATCTTGTTTCTACAAATTCTACAATTACTAACGGCATCATAACTACTGGTAATGTTATTACCTTGTCATCTAATGTTGCCACAATTAATACATTGACTGCATTAGTTGGAACTACAATTACTGGTAACGTTGTGACACTCACTTCAAACGTTGCAACAGTTAATACTGGTACAATACAAACATTGTTATCGAGTAATGCTAATGTCACAAATGCTTCAATCACATATTTGTCGTCTTCAAATACGATTACTGCCAACACATTAATTTCAAATAACATTGAAGTTTCCACTGCAAATGCCGCATGGATTAATGTATCGAATAATTTGAGTGTAAAAACTGGTGGCTCAATTCGTGTATACGCAAATACAGTAGAAGATGAAGTATTAACAGTTGATGGTAAAACAACTCTACAAACAACATACATTCGTGGTAACATTGCAGTTGAAGGAACTTGGACCGCATTGGGTAATGTTGAATATGAAGTTAGTGAATTTACACTAAATGCAAATACACCAACTAATGCTGATGCATCTATAAGAAATAATCGTGTAGTTGGTACGGATGCGTTTATTCGCTGGGATGAAACCGATGACCAATGGAAAGTTTCCAAAGGTAACACATACTCAAGTTTGTATGGCATTTTGGATGCAAGCTTCTTAAATGCAACAGTAACAAGTAATAGTACAGCAAACGTTGCAACACCAAGTGCTGTTAAGGCTGCATATGATACCGCAGTTGTTGCTGGTGGTTATGCCAACTCAGCTTACACTACTGCCAATTCTGCCAGTTCTTATGCAAATTCTGGTTACACTTCTGCAAACTCCGCAGGTGTTTATGCAAATGCCGCATTCTTGGCCGCAAATACCGCAAATACATTCTTAATCGACACAACAAATACTGTTGGTATTTTTGCAAATGGTGCCTATACACGTGCAAACGTTTCACAGTCACATGCAAATGCAGCTTACGCATTAGCAAATACAATTGCATCCGGTTCTGCTGCTGGTGCTTATTTACATGCTAATGGAGCTTTTGATTCTTCAAATACAACATTAACATTTTCAACGTTCGCTTACAGACATGCAAATGCAGCATATTCAACTGCAAATACTGGTGTAGCACAGGCTGCGGTTGCTGACCAAAAAGCCGTTACATCTGGAATTTATGCTAACTCAGCATATGCATTAGCAAATACAATTGCTGCTGGTTCAATTGATACTTACGCAAGACCACATTCCAATGGTGCTTTTGATTTAGCAAATACGACCAACACTCTTGCAACTGGTGCGGTACAGAAAACATCTGCATCATCACAAACTATAGCAAGTGATTTGTTAATTAATGGCGATGTAACATTATCTACTGCAAAACGATTGCTTAGTTATAATGCTATCATTTCTGGTGATATTCGTGCAAATGGCAACTTTGTGGTTGTCAATAATGGATTGTCTGATACATCTGGTCCAACACAAAACGGTGGTGTCAGAGTTAAACGTGGTACTTCAAGTGATGCATATATAAGATGGAACGAAAACGTAAGTCCTCCAAGATGGCAGTACAGTGATAATGCTGGTAACTTTACAGATTTTAATGCAGCAAGTTTGTTAGCTGCGAAAGCAACTAATATTGCTGGTGGTTCCTCGAATAGAATACCTTTTCAAACACAGGCAGACATAACATCATTCATCGAAGCACCAACTCAAGCCAATCGATATTTGCAATACACTGGATCAGGATTCTCTTGGGTAGCAATCAATGTTGATTTGACAACGTTGAGTGCCAGTAATTTAACATCAGGAACTGTGCCACAGGCTAGAATGTCTGGTTCATATACAATGGATATTAATGGAAGAGCAACAGTAGCAACTAGCGCTGACTCTGTTCCTAATGGTGTTACTACAACTCAGAGTTATTCTAATCCTGGTTTTATTGCCAGTTTAGCGTATAGTAAAATAACTGATAAACCAACTATTCCTACTAACACCAACCAGTTAACTAACGGAGCTGGATTTGCAACAGAAAGTTATGTAACTACTAGAGGTTATGTTACAAGTTCTGGTGTCACACAGGTTGGATCAGGAAATGGTTTAACTGGTGGTACAATTACTTCTACTGGCACATTAAGTATGAGTGGTTCATACACTGGAAATTTTAATGTTTCTGGCACTATTACTGCTGGTGGTAATGTTACTGCTTTCTCTGATAGAAAACTTAAAGATAACCTTGAAAAGATTAGTGATGCTCTTGCAAAAGTTAGACAACTAACTGGTTACACATATACCAGAAATGACCTTGATGATAAAACAAAGAGACATACTGGTTTGATAGCGCAAGATGTTGAAGCAGTTTTACCTGAAGCTGTTGAAGAACATGGTGGAATTAAAGGTGTTGCTTATGGCCAAATGATGGGTCTAGTTTTTGAAGCTATCAAAGAGTTGGATGATAAATTAGAGGAAATCAAGAAACAACTTAACAAATAAAACTTATTGTACCCCGATTCATTATAAATAAGTAAAAGTAAGGAGTTTCTTGTGGCTGAATTTGTAGAACTAACCATAGATCAAGGTGCAACATTTAATACTGTCATTACTGTAAATGACGGTACCGGCGTAGGTCAAAACCTTGTTGGTTATGTTGCTCGGTCACAAATGAGGAAATCATATTATTCCTCTTCAAAAAGTTCATTTAATGTAACGGTTTCAACACCAAATATTGGTGAAATCACCATGGCCATGACTGCAGCCAACACTGCCAATCTTACGCCTGGTAGATATGTTTATGATGTAGAAATTGATAACAATTCTGGTGAAGTCACCAGAATTTTTGAAGGTATCATAACCGTTCTACCTAACGTAACGAGATAAAAATGGCAATACAAGTACAAGTAAAACCACAAAAAACAACCATTTCATCTGTAACAGTTGCACGAACAGCAAATCTGAATTTGTCGCAATTAAACAATGTTGAGACCCAAGGCGCATTGGATGGGCAAGTGTTAACATATGAAGCTGGATCAGGAAAATATGTTGTCAAGGATGTACCCACAGTTAGAGGCGGTACGTTCTAAGTGTCAACCATAATCATAACCAAATATTCGGTATCTAATACCGCACCAACTCCAGGACTGTTAGATACTGGTGAATTTGCATATTCGTTTGTTTCCAATAAGATGTTTATTGGTAATGCAAATGGTTCTTTTGATGTTATTGGTGGTAAATATTATGCAGACTTAATTGAAGCACGAACAAGTGCGTCAACAGCAAATACTATAGTTAGTCGTGATGGAAATGCAAACATCAGTAGCAATACGTTTATTGGTAATTTGCGAGGTATTGCAAACACTGCAAACGCATTTACTACTCCAGTAAATTTAAACTTTTCTGGTCATGTATATGGTAATGTGATTGTTGGTGATGGTGAATCTAATCCTGCGACCGACATATATTTAAATGATATTATTACTGGTGGAGTTTTTGGTAATTCTACACACATTCCAGTTATCTCGGTTGATTCCACTGGTAGAATTATTAATGTTGCAAATGTTCAAATTGTCACACTAGATAGTTTTGACAAAGCAAATTCTGCGGCTAACACGGCCAACGCAGCCTTTGCAGCTGCTAATGTTTTAAATCCAACCAGCATACAAACAATATCCAATACAGCTAATGCTGCATTGGCTTTGGCAAATTCTTCTTATATACATGTCAACAGTGTATATGATTTAGCAAATACAATTAACACCAACGCATTATCTGCAGGTGTATATGCTAATGCAGCTTTCTTGGCTGCAAATAATGCAGTTGATCCTTGGGTTAGAGATGCCGCAAACTCTGCAAGTTCATATGCTAATGCAGCTTTTCTTGCGGCTAATACTGTTGCCAACACTGCGTCAACTGCCAACACGCAAGCAAATCTTGCTTTTAATACCGCACAAGCAACTTCAAATTTAGTAGTATCGTTATCCAATACGATATCGATTGTTTCAAATTCGGCAATATTAGCATACAACACTGCACAGAACACAGCAACTGACGTTGTTATTGCTAGTTCTTATGCAAACTCAGCTTACATACAAGCTAACGCTGCATTCACAAATTCGAATACAAAACTTTCAGCATCTGGTGGTACAATTGCTGGCAGTTTAGTTGTCACTGGTAATCTAACTGTATCTGGCAACTTAACTTATATTGATTCCACTCAGTTAAACATTGGTGATAACATCATCACATTGAATGCTGACTTAGGACAATCTGCGACACCAACACAGAATGCAGGTATTGAGATTGAACGTGGTATCGAACCAAATGCAGCTATCACTTGGGATGAAACTGGTAATAGATGGTTATACAGTGATGGTAATAACTCTATTCAAATTGGTGCCGCAAGTGATGGTGACTATGCTAACTCAGCATACTTACAAGCTAATGCGGCATTTGCTGTTGGTTCTGTTGTAACAATTTCTGCAGAAGCGGCTTTCGCCAGAGCTAATCTTGCTAACAATAGAGCAGTTGTTTCTGGTAACTATGCTAACGCTGCATATACTCAGGCAAATACTCCGAGTTTTGTTGCCAACTCAGCTTGGTCACATGCAAATGCAGCTTTTGAAGCTGCAAACACATTAAATCCAACATTTGCACAAGCTGCTTTTAATCAAGCAAATACTGCCAACACTAATGCAGCTACGGCAGACCAAAGAGCAGTAACTTCAGGTTCATATGCAAATGCAGCTTTCAATCAAGCCAATACAACAAATACTCAAGTAACATCTGCATATATTCACGCAAATGCGGCTTTCAATCAAGCCAATACTGGAGGCAATGCTTCGGTATATGCAAATGGTGCATTTAATCAAGCCAATACCGCAACATTAATTGGTTTGGCTGCATATGCAAAAGCAAACTCAGTTATTGATTTAGCAACAGGTATTCAAGCGTTAAACCATGCCAATGCTGCTTTTGATGGAGCCAATCTTTCATTTACGATTGCAACAAGTGCTTTTGCATACGCTAATAGTTTATCTGTTACTGCTGTTGATAATTTTGCCAGAACACATACAAACTCAGCTTTTGAAAATGCAAATACTGTTGGTCGATATGCCAATGCTGCTTATGTGCAAGCAAATACTGCAACAACTGCAGCTGCACAGGCCGACCAACGAGCTGTTACATCTGGTGACTATGCTAACACAGCTTTCATAACTGCCAACACAAAACTTTCCGCAGCTGGTGGTACAGTTTCTGGTGACTTGACAGTTTCTGGTAATTTGGTAGTTTCTGGCACATCTGCAAGATTGAGTGTACCAACATTGACTGTTGAAGATTCGATTATTGATATTAGTGCCGAAACGATTGGAACACCAACGCAAAACTCCGGTATTCGTGTCATTCGTGGTGATGAAAATCCAGTATTGCTTCGTTGGAATGAACTGGTAAAATCTTGGCAATATACTAATGATGGTGTTTTATACTC